ATTTTTTTTCGAGCCAAAATTTCACCTTCTTCGAAGTGTAAACCTAATAATTAACCTAAAGCAAATTATTATTAGGTTTTAGATTATTTTTGCGTCACCTACGCCAGTTACATCAAGTAAGTAACTGGCTTCGGTGACGCCTATTTTTGTGTTTTTTCATCATTTTGTTCTAAAGTGTTACTTTCTTTTTGTGTTTGTTCACTACTTACGGACTGTTGTAATTCATCAAAGGTATATTTGCTATCGTATAGACCTTGTTGTTGGAGATATTCGAGCGTTGCAGGATCATTCAAATGTTCGATGAAATTCATAGGATCGTGACCGAATTTTGCTCGAACATAAGCGGGTAAATTGTAGAATTCTTCACGAACTCCGGACACAAGTTCGAGCGCTGTACTGTAGTCGCCGGGAAGCGTTGCATCTCCGAACTGCAAGTAAGCGTATTGCGAACTATCGCCGAGGTCAAGAGTCATGATACCTTTCTGACCGTCTGCATACTTATTTACGATATAATTGATATCAGTTTCCTCTTTCTCGTCTTGAACTGCAAGAGAGGGCATGGTAAACTCAATACCGCAATGATCATGTTCTTCTGCAGGATCGTAAGCTGTCTTAAATTTCATAATTTCACCTCCTTTCGCAGGCGCCTAGACGCGGCGGGCGTAGCGCACAAAAAAAGGGCGATCTCCGTGAGATCGTCCTTTTTCTGATACGCTCTTTATTAGATTATCATTTAGTAGAATCATTGTCAACAGTCTGCACATATTCTATGGCGCGACCAACCAAGACAGGAACACGGGACTCGTCACAATTCTCAGTGTAATAGCGACCGTCGCTGTCACCGAGATTGCCAATATAGTAAAGAGAAAAATCTTCAGGATACTTTTTAATAAGCATTTTATCATCGTTAACTATACCTTCAAAAGCTCGCAGAGCAAGCATATCATTGTGGTAAACCTGTGGAGGACTGAACTGTTCAGCCTTGGAATCATAAATGGAATAAAGTCTCAGAGGAACCATCTCCTTTTCTAAAAGCAATTAGATACCTACGAATCATAAGATAAAGCGTAGATGATACAACAAAATAGTCATCGTCAAGACGAATAACTCTAGAATCATCAGGCTTAAGCCGGTAAGCGGCATATTTACTACCACGGAAAAGGTAATTAAAAGGAATATCACGCTCACGACAAAAATTTTTAACAGCTTCAAATTCACTAATAAGCATCACCTCATTTTCTGACTTAATAATAACACAGTCACAATACCTTGTCAAGTTTTCTGCCAAGAAAATGTTTATATTTGCCTTCCTGAACACGGCAACGGTCAACCAAACGCTCAAAAGTATTGTTCTCCAAGTTATGAAGCATCTTCTCAATACGGTTATTACGAATAAACTCCATCCAGTGAGGATGCGTTTCATCAAATTTCTTATCATAATAACGAGGAGGACGCATCTTCTTACCGTTAATAACAACATAATCATTGGCATAGCATTCTTCGCCATGATCTTCGAGCCATTTAGCACCTACGCCGGGACGATTAGAAGCAACCATGAATTCAGGAATGCGACCTTTATAGTGAGAAGGAGCGTCTTTACCTGTCTGTTTTTTAACTATATAGCGAGCGACATAGGCAGCAGAATCAAAGCTAAACTCACCAATAAGATGCATACCGTATTTCCATACTTTGGCAAAACGAGAAGAAGTATAAGTATTATAACCGTCTGTACGGAACCGAAAAACTTTGTCATCAAAATCAATATTAAACAAAATGTAATGATAATGGGGGCGACCATGAAGTTCACCATATTCACCACAGCCGAGAAAGCGAATACCACTGCCATACTCACGACGAAGATTTTTCATGAAAGTCTGATGAAATTTCTTACTTAAGCTTTTATCACGTGGCAAATGATAATCGTCGAAAGTGCAAGTAACGAAATAAGCAGAAGACGAAGACCGGGCCTCGTGAACAGCACGGACGGCCCACTGTCTACTATTTTCGAGACGACAACCAATGCATTGTTTACAAGAACAACGAATGAAACGGCTATCACTAGCAAGCTCGGGGTGAGAGGCAAGGCTACCGTAAAAACTATAATGTTGTTTTCCATTTTTTGTAATCGCTCCCTCAACTGGGTACATAAGAATAGGATTATAACAAACCATATTAATCACCTGTACCGATTGTATCAGGATTAAATCAGAATGTCAAATCCTAAATCCACCTCGTCCTACTCTTTTAAAATTTCTACGACGAGATTTGGAGGTACGCCGAAAAAGACGACGAGAACCTCGTTTAGATAAGCGACGTCGTCTCATTTAGCATCCCTCCAAGAACCGAAAAAACGGCTAGTTTTTTTAGAATCATTCTTATTAGCAACTGGCTCAACAAGTTGAGCAACATCGGCTTGAAAGTCCGAAGCAACCTTTCTAGCAGTAACAGTGTTCGAAGAAGCTTTACCTTTCAGAGCTTCGATTAGATCCACAACTTCCTGAATAAAGGGAACGACAACAGAAACAATAAAAGTCAAAATCATAGTAGTTTTATTAGACATAAAAGCTATCTCCTTCCAAAGTAACGACCTCCGAGGAAGCCTATAACATTTTTGACAGTAGAACCAACACCACTAGCGACAGATCTAGGGGCACCTGTAAGACTTTCGATATTCTTATAGAAATCACGTTCCATACCTGCCATTTCAGTTTGAATATTATCAAAAGCAGCGGCAGAATTAGCACGATTAGCAGAAGCAATATTATTCAAAACACCAGAGCTAAGGTAAGAACCTTGAAGACGAAGGTTTTCAAGCTCCAGATTCATCTTCTCAAGCTCGTAACCAAGACGTTTCTCATAAGTCTGCTCACGAAGATTCAGATCGTTTGCAAGAATACCGTTCTGAAGAACTGTACCATGGGTACTCTGACGCACAGAATCGGCTTCTGCGACGTTTTTATCAATTTGAGATATTGCAAGATGCTCGGCATTCTTAGCCTGCCTTTCAGCGGCACTAGCGGCTTTAGCAGAGTTCATAGTAGAACCTATATCACTCATACCTACAGAAGCGGCTGAAGCTCCAGATATAGAACCGCCTATACCATTAGTTGCGGCAAGAATAGGATTAAGGCCAGCCTTGCGCATATCTTCTACAGCCCATTGATAACGATGTTTATAGTTTTCAACGTTCCACTCGTTAGCCTGTGCGGCATTAGCAGAATTATAATGATTCTGAACTGCAGATCCTAAAACAGAACCAGCAACACTGCCTAAAGTATTAGAAAGCCATGACATAAAACCAACTCCTTCTAGAAGTGATCAACAAGGCCGGGCGTACCAAACATAGGCATAGGACGCACAGTAGTGTAACGGAAGCCTATGTCAAGCAAGAACTCAGGCTCACTGGGAACAGCGATAATGCGCTCAATAGGCGGATTTTCAACAATAAACTCTTCGTTGAGAGTAGGGGCATTTTTAAAGAACTGAGACAGGTGCCACTTATCCAAAGAACCACCAGTTACAGAACTACGGAACTTACCTGTAATCTGCGAAGGTTTATAGCGATATTCGGCATAACGTTCCTGATAACCAAAAACAGAAGTATCAGCCTCAACGCCTTGAGCATAAATTTCACGGAGCTCAATAGCCTGCTCACCAAGATGAGCGAACGTGGGCCAGTAGAAATCATAAACCGTAGAGCGAAGCCACATCTTATTAATACCCTGCTGATAAGTAAGATCAGCACGAGCGCACACAAAGCCAAAAACATAACCATGTTCAACGAAAGATTTAGTAAAGCCATGGAACTTGGCAGCAGTAACACCATAAGCAGAGAGATTGCCTTGAGGAGAGGTGTCGTTGGTTGCAGAAGTCTGAGCTATTGGATTAACATTTACCATTTTAGTGAAAGAGCCGAGAAATTCCGGACGCTGAAGACGAGCGTCAGGAGAAACTACGCCAAAGAAAGAGCGAAGTACTTCTGTATACCGGCTACCACCTCGAGCAAGGCGCTCGTAAAACTTCTGCATCTGAAATGCAGTACGAAGACTATTGATTGTAAATATAGACGATTCATCCAAATTAGCAAACCAACCATCAGAAGATACACCAGATACAGAAGTATTACCAGTACCAGCACGAACACCAATATATTTGTTAGTGTGATACAATTCTTCTGCACCAGGTTTATTTAAGGTACCTGGCATATTAGCCAAAAAGTCAGAACTACCATTTGAATAAATAGCTACAGAGTTAGGCATAGTCAGAGTAGCTGTACCTTGAACAGGAGCCGTACCGGCCAAGCCTATAGATACACCTGGGCCTTTCTGTGTCCACGGAAGAGCAGAAGTAAAGTAATCATGACGTTTACCACGAGGCGGACAAACAAGTCCAGGGGCAATACTAGAACCAGGCGTAAACACCCAAGCAGGTTGCTCGGAAGCTCGAGAAGAATTTAAAACCTCATTAAGATCACCTTTCTGAATCTTAACAGATTTCTGAAGGTTTTCGTCTCTAAACCATTCATTCCAAATAAGGTAAACACCACGAAATGGAAGAGCGCTAATACCGGATAAATTACCAGACGTATTCACGGGCAAGCCGAAATAATCCCAAAGAGAGCCTATATAGGCATTTCCAGAGTTACCAGTAGCAGTAACAGTAGGGATAACATAATCAGTGCTATCATCAGGGTCTTCCTGTTCAAAACAGAAATTCTGCCAGTGTTCCCAAACGAGGCGATTTGGGACAAAAAAGAAAAACCAGTCCAGATAAATATTATCCATGATAGGCTTAATAGGAGTAGCCAAACGAGCGAAATAATTAACAGACATACGAGCAGTATCGCCAGGCAAAACCTCATCAACAAATACAGGTATAAGCTTGCCTGAATTAAAAGTTGTCTTATAAACATGAGAACGGTCAAATTTAGTCCTTTTCATGTACATTGCAGGAGCATCGCTGAAGCGATGTCCTCGAACTCTTATTTTTTTTCGAGCCAAAATTTCACCTTCTTCGAAGTGTAAACCTAATAATTAACCTAAAGCAAATTATTATTAGGTTTTAGATTATTT